CCATATTTGTTCGGGGACGTGCTTGACAGGCAGGTAATGGCCCGTTACAAGACGACCCCTCAAACATGGAAAAAGATCGCAAAGGTAACAACGAGAAGGGACTTCAGGACAAACTACACGTTCAGGATGACTGGTGGAGACACCTATCTTGACGAAGTGCCTGAAAAAGGCGAGTATCTTGCTTCTGACAGGGGCGAGACAAAGTACGAAATCACAGTGAAAAAGTACGGACGACAGTTCGACATATCCTGGGAGTCCATAATCAACGACGACCTCAACGCGCTTGGGGACACGGCGGCAAGATTCTCGGACGCGGCATCAAGGACCGAGCAAAGACTTATGACAAACCTTTTCGCAGGGGATGTAGGAACCCACACGGCGGATGCAAACCTGTACGAAGTAGGCGTGAACGCCGACGCAAACGACCTGACAATCGGAAACCTGGAGACCGCCATAGAGAACATGGCAGACATAACTGACGGAGACAGCCCGATAATGAACAGGCCAAAGTATCTTGTAGTGCCCCCGGCACTTGAAATGACCGCAAGGCAGATACTGACAAGCTCTACAAAGATGTGGCTTGCAGACTCGGACGATGTAACGCCACCTGCAGCATATCCGATGAACAACGTTCTGAAGGGCTACGGCCTGGAGCTTGTTGTAGATCCTTGGTTGCCGCTACTCGACGCCACATCGGACGACGAAGGCTGGTATCTGTTCGCGGATCCCGCAATGTGCCCGGCACTTGAAGGAGCATATCTCAAAGGCCATGAAAGACCGGAAATCTGCATGAAGAACTCTGACAAGATGACGGTGGGCGGAAGCGTTATGAGTCCGTTCTCTGGAGACTTCGCAACCGACAACATCATGTACCGTGTAAGGCATTGTTTCGGAGCAGGAACGCTTGACTGGAGAGGAACCTACATGGGTGGTTACCAGGGTTAAACCTGGTGCTTTCCTTTTTAAAGGAGGCCTGTAAATATGGGACATCCACTTACATGGAGGATTGGGAGCTACACGAACACGGCGGTAACGGTAGGAAACACAACAACGGCCATACTCGCGGCAGAGCCTAGCAGAATGCATGTGGTCATAGTCAACGACTCAGATGAAGCGGTGTACCTTGCTTTCGGAGCGGATGCGGTGCTCAACTCAGGTGTTCGTCTAAACGCCTCCGGCGGGAGTTATGAAATGAATCCTGACAACCTGTATGCCGGCGCCATAAACGGAATCTGCACAAGCGGTCAGAAAGTGGTTACAGTGGTTGAGGGTATAAAGTAAATCTCATAACTGATGATTAAATGACATTCACTTACGACGTTACGGATTACATCGGCCAGATACGGTTGATAATAAACGACACGACAGAAGCCACAGCGCACTTTTCAGACGAGGAGATAGGCGCGTTTTACACGCTTGCAGGAAGTTCTGTAAATCTTGCGGCTGCCAGGGCGCTTGAATCATGGGCGGCAAGCCTGTCCCGTGACAAGTTCATGGAAAACATAGGGCGCAACGACTATATGTACCAGAACAAGTCCGTAGAGTGGATGTTGGCACTCGCAGACAAGCTCAAGGAGGAGGAATCTTCGACACCTGCCGAAGACTGGGCGGAATTTGACTTTGGAGACTACTAGATGAGCTTTGCAGACCTATTGAACCAGACCTGCACAATCCAAAGGTACACAAGCACGGAAGACGACTGGGGACAGCCCGTGAAAACATGGGCAGACCACATAGTTGACGAGCCATGCAGAAAGGTCGAAGTGGAATCAAACGACAGATATGCGGAGATTCTTCAAGGCGCAAAGGTGGTTCTTGCGGACTTCGAGGTTCTTCTTGAGCCAAATGACATAACGGAACGAGACCAGATGATACTAGACTCAGGCACATACGAAATACTAAGGGTCCATACGATGTATTCGGAAACTTCGGCGCACCACACAAAATTATATGTGAGGTTGGTCAGATGATAACATACGTCCCGAACCCGATAGGAATAAAACTTGTCAAAGACCTGGTAAAAGACGGTTTCGACGACCTAGTGAACGACACTCTGAACACATCAAAAGACCTAAGCCCCGTGAAAACGGGAAATAACAGGCGCAGGATACAAAAGGACAAAATAAACAAATGGCTCTATAACATTGAAACCTACTCAGGATATGGGGCATATCTGGAGATTGGAACATACAAGATGCCTGCAAGACCGTATCTTTATCCCGCGCTTTGCCTTCATGCGAATAATGCAAGCAGCTACATACTGAGGTACTTATGAACGAAAACACAGTGATCCGAAGCTTCCTTCTTACGGAAGCGAACATAACGGCCCTTGTAGGGAATAACATTTTCAGCCCAAGGATCCCGGAGGGCAAAGGCCTTCCGGCGATAAGCTTCTTCAGTCGCGGCGGGCCGGGAGGAAACCCAAATATAAAGCCGGATACTGACAATTCGTATCAGTTCGAATGCTGGGCTGACGACTCCAAGGAGGCAAGGGACATCTACATAGAGTTAAGGGATTCGCTTCAAGGAATAGAAAACGAGATAGTGACAATAAGTGGACATAATTACAGGCTCATAGGCGCGCAGCTTGAAGTTCCGGGAATAGACGAGGTAGACATAGACATACCGGAGTATTTCAAGACACGGGCCTACTTTAAAATTCAGGTTAGACTTACAGAAGTTACATAGGAGGAATAAAAATGGCATATACCACTCTTACAGTTCTGGGGGCTGACAAGGCGGGCGACGAGCTTATAGCCTTGATGGTCGGCGCAGACACGGCGGGCACAGACGGGTTCAAGTTCGACAATGATGGAAAGACGGTTCTTCTTGTCCTTGACGAGCTTGCTACCGGTGCTGGAGACACCATAACTTTCGAGGCCATAAATGACAAATACGGGCGTGCGGAGGACACCTTGACAAGAACGGTGACCGCAAAGAAAATATACGTTTATGGCCCGTTCCTGCCGGATATATGGAACCAGTCGGACGGAACAGTCGCGTTTGACTTCACGACATCCGCATCAACAACAACGCTTATCGCTATAAGGGTAGACAATCCAAGCTAACGGGGGATATAAATGACCAACACAATATCAAACGTCCTTGTTGGAACGGCCGTACTCAGCATCAAATACCCTGTCGGGGGAAGTTATGTCGAGGCGGGTTACACCGAGGACGGAACAACCCTTGAATACAACCCGGAGCTTGCGGACATAGATGTCGAGGAGGAAACGGTTTCGATAGGCCGCGTTATCACAAAAGAGGTAATCAAGATAACTGCGAACCTTGCGGAATCGAGCATCCAGAACATCAACAAGGCCATGGCAGGAGGAGCCTTGACAGGGACCACCATCATAAACCTTGGGGGTGGAACCATCAAAGAGATGTCAGTCAAGCTTGTAGGGACAAACCCCGCAGGCTATAACAGGACAATTGAGATGGCACTCTGCACGGCAACAGGAAACGTAGCCATGAGCTACAAAAAAGGCGAAAAGACCCTTGTTCCGGTAGAGTTCACGGCCTTGGACGACGGAACCCACTACCCTTGTGTGATAACAGACTCAACAAGTTAAGGGGAATTTTACTTGACAAGACGAACTGAAGAATCTAAACTTTTTGGGGAGCCAACGAAAATAAAGTTGGGCGGGGTCAAATATGACCTTTTTCCCCTAGTTATTAAGGACTCAAGAGTATGGAAAGCAAAAGTTGCGAAATTGCTTGTTACACTTCCAGAACTCGCCAATACGACCACAGACGACCCGAAAAAATTTGGGAACGCAATAAATACATTAATGCTTGAGACACCAGACTCGATAATAGACCTGTTCTTTGAATACGCCCCCTATCTTCCAAGGGAGGAAATAGAATCAAAGGCGACGGAACAGGAAGTAGCGGACGCATTCAAGATCATAATGGAGATGGCATTCCCTTTAGTGGGGGCGCTGAGCGCGGGGATGGCGGCAGGTGTCCAGAAAAGCTAGACGCATTCGGGACATTTGAGATAATAATGTCATATTGGCATGTAACGCCTGAGTACGTCTACATGAACTGGACGGACGAACAACTCTATTATCTGACAAAGGCACTTGAAAAAAGGCTGCTAAAAGAGGCCGGAAAGGAACCGCCAAAAGAGATTTCGGAAGACCTTATATTTCAGTCTGCAAAAGGGATTAAAGTGAACAAAGATGGCAATTAAAGTCGGAGACGCATTCGTTCAGATAGGCGCGATAACAACCGGCCTAGACACCGCATTGGCGGGGATAAGCGGGAAAGTCGCCACGATGGGCGCATCAATAGCTTCTGCTGGAACATCCATGATGGTCGGCATAACAGCGCCATTGGCACTTGTAGGGGCGTTCAGCCTCAAGACGGCAGCGGATTACTCGGAGGCCATGGCGAGCGTCAAGGCTGTCACAAACGCCACGACCGAGGAATTCAATCTTCTTGACGAAGCCGCAAAAGACCTTGGTGCAACGACACGATACAGCGCGGTTGATGTTGCCGAGGCAATGAAGTTCATGGGCATGACAGGCATGGACACCGCAACAATTTTGGAATCTGTTGACGATGTTCTTCTTCTTGCCGCCGCCGGAAACCTTGAGATGGGAACCGCAGCAGACATAGTTACAAACATAATGGCTGGCTTCAATCTTGAAGCGTCTGAACTTACCCCGACAGTAGATACATTGGTAAAGGCGTTCACTTCGGCAAATGTCGATTTAAATATGCTTGGGGAATCAATGAAATATGCAGGTCCGGTTGCAAACGCCTATGGAATGACATTAGACGAGACAGCCGCGATTGTAGGAACTTTGGGTAATGCCGGTATTCAGGGTTCAATGGCAGGCACGACACTAAGGCAGATTCTGCTCCAGCTTACGGACGTAACGGCAGACCTTGGAATAGAGATGTATGACGCCCAAGGAAACATGAGGCCGGTTATTGACATACTTTCGGACATTGAGGACACAGGTAT